CTGGAGGGTCAAATAAACCTAGATAAGATTTGTATTCAATTAGCCCCTTATTCCTGAGAATCCACATTGCCTTCTCTTCGGAATAAATTGGCATCTCACTTGCTGGAATCGTAGGTCGTGGTTTCCAGCGCAAATACTCATGCAACATCATTTTCCCTGATACTCTACTACCAGGGGAATTATTACTTAATTCAATAGGTCTACCTAATGCAGTTTCAATCTGTTCTTGAATAGTGTGTTCTTGTCCTCTATCTTGTCCTGCTGACTTACAGAACTTGATAATACGAGGATTTTCTACTTCCGAATAATCCTTGATTACTGGTGCCCATTCTTCAATCTTAGTCTTGAGCCAGTAAAGTTCCCTGTAAAGATACAATCTCTTTGAAGGAGAGATAGCATAAAATCCTATATAGGTCATTGCGGTATAACCCCAATCACCTATAATCATTCTAGGCCACCATTCAGGAATATCGAATGGCTCTATTACGTGAAGTGCATTCTCGGGTTCAGATGGATAGCGTCTTTCCCTAAACTCATCAAATACTTGCCCTGCATAGGCATCCCAATCACCAAACTTCCTTGCTTTTCTTTCGGCTTCATTTGGTATGCCATCTAGTCTTGCTGCATATTCAGGGTCTGCATATGGATTATCAGAAATATTAGCATGGACATAGAAGCGTTTAATTCCACCCCTTCCAATGATAATCTTTCCTCCTTCAGGACAGGGAGTAACAAAACGTTTCTTACAGAATGTATGACCTATATTTCCTGGCATTCCTGCTGCGCGAATACATGCAGGTAAATATTGTGGGTCACTAGTTCTCACACGAGTAAAACCAATATAGATATAGATATACTCAGTATATGAAGTTAATTCATCAGGAGTATAAAGATTTATTTCCATTGTATCATACTTGTGAACATCATCCTCATGTTCACAATGACCTAGGAATATCATTGCTCCAGTTCTACTTCCAGAGCCACCAAATTCATCAGGTCTTGGGAATGTCCAAGCCATATCAGTCTTATTGAATATTGCACCGAATTTAGGATATAATTCACGACTGCGAGGAATAATTTCATTCTTCATTTCTTGATAAGTTCGCCGCATGAATACTTGTTTGAATTTGGGATTCTCGTGTAGTTTACGAACTATCCCATATACTAATAGAATATCAGACTTTCCGCTTCCATTTCCTCCACCAAAAAATCCTTCAAAGATAGACCACGGCAAAGACAGGAATAGTTCCTGCTTTTTTGTGGGCTTCCAGTCTCTTTTATCAAAACTCATTATCGTGGAGTTACTGTATACGTATTCCTGTTGGAACTGCTGGTGTTACGACGAACGCGAAAGCGAAAGGGATAGATTTGGGAGACTCCCCTGCAATATTACTAGCAGTAATTGTAATAGTATGATTACCAGGAGTGAAAGCGGGAATACTGACAGAACAAACAAATGGTGATGCTGAGCCAGTGCATGCAATACCAGCAAAATTAATACCAGTTGTTGAACCATCAGCATAGTATTTGTAAGTATAACCCTGTGCATCAGCAAGTGTAAGCGCGGCTTGGTCCCACGCGAACTTTTGATTTACACTTGCCTGATTCTGTGCAGATGCATTAATTATAAATAATAAGAGAAGTATAAGTGAAGTAATCGGAATTTTCATGTTAGATTCTCTTTGCGTTAATGATTGCTGCGTTCGCTGCTGTAGTGCAACGAATCCACGTAGCAGCACACTCGAAATTTTCATCATCATCCAATGTAACAGCAGTCCAAGTAGACTTGTCATTGGATGTTTCTACAGCACCCGCGCCTAATCCTTGAACATTGATTAGTAATCGCGAGCCCGGAACTGCAAATTCCTCATTAGTTACCATTACGTGTGGTCTACCAATGGGAATGGTTGTTGTAGCCATCTTTACTCCGCCTTTTTTTGTGTAAATAGCCTTCTATCAGTTCTTTCTTCGATTAGTGTAGCTAAACGTTTTAGCTCAGTAGTCATGCCGGTTAATATTTCAGACACTTCATGTAAATCAGTGCGAACATTTACACGCCAACGTTCTAATTCTTCAACTCTTGCTGCCAAATGTCCTGTCCTGTAAATTACATTGGCAAGAAAAATTGAGAAAGTTAATAATACACCAATAATTGCCCAAGTAATTGGAGCCATTATTCTTTTGCATACACTATTTCAAACGAATCTTCTTGTTTGAACTGTGGTGCATAGATGACAAAGGTAGGACCATTTCCTCCAGTTATCTCTCTATTAACTTCAGATTCCATCTGTTTGACAATACCAGCCATATTCCTTGCAATGGTTGAAAGGTCTACAGCTTTAGTATCTGTAAGTTTGTCAGTAGTTAATGCTCTTAATGCCTCGCGCAATTTGGTTCGCGCAGACTTAGAAATTCTTTCCTTAACAGAATTGATTATTGGTTGATTTGGTTTATCTTGATATGAAGTAGTTGATGTAGAGCCATTAGCATACGCACTTGCAGATGATGGTGATATACCGAAGCTCTTTGCCAATTGGACAGCTTCTTGTCGTCCATCAGTAATAGCAGTTTCGCCGATAATGTTTCGTAGTCCATTAGGAACTCCTATATTTCCTAATCCTCTTCCTCTTTGAATGTCTACTACTGAACCCTTTATTATTGGAACAGAATTTGATTTATCGCGAGGTCTTGAGAGAACTTCCTGTTCTAATTCAAATTCTGAATCACTCACTATTCCCATACTCATATGCTTCACCCAACCAGAGTAATTACCACCCAAGAATAGATTTGATATCAGCGTATGCTTTCCCCTGCTGCTGAGAATCCATCCCATTATTCTTGAGAGTTAATCTGATTGCTTCTAGTTTTATTGTGATAGAAGATTCACCAGCATATTCCTGCACTGGTGCTTTCTCATCTAGTGGTTTACCCTTACTTCTCAAAGACTCATTAAAAGCAATTGAATCTTCAATTCTCTTATCCATTCCAATCATTTCCTTCTTTATTTCTGGCACGTTAGTTAATTCAGTTTTTGGTTCAGAGAAAGTATCCTTTTCTCCTTCCGATACTATAGTAGAAACTACGAAAGGAGTTCCATCTGGACCGATTTCTATTGGCATTTTCTTTTCCTTTCTTTGTCTGCTTCAAAATGAAAAGAATTAAGCAGCCACAGTGATAGTCCAAGTATAACCAGACTTAGTAACAGTAACAGTATTCTGAACATTAATATCGAATTCATGAATAGTAGGCTTCATACTACCAACAGTTCCAGTTACGAACAACATGGAGTTGACAGTATCGATTCTAACTTCTGTCACATTCGTAATGACAATAGAAGTAGCAGTAAGGTTTGGCCCTACTTTTCCTGTGACAGTAACTGTGTCAGGCATACACTTCTCCTATAGTAATATTGTCCGGCATTTCAGTCGGACCCATCCACAGATATAGACTAGCATAGATTAAACTGAAAGTCAAATTTTCCATTAACTATAATATTCTACTAAATACAATATTCTACTAGATACAATATTGAGTATGTTACTACAAATATGGGACCCTATTCTGTCTAATAAATTTATCCACTATAGCAGTGATACAATACTCTGCAAGATTTGTGCCATGTATGGAACCAATACAGAGGGGTATAGGGGTATAGAGTCTCTTGGAGTCATATCAAGTCAGGTAGAGTCATACTATGTCATATCAGAATTTACATAGATTTAACACATGAACACTACCTATTGTAGCGAAAGAACAGCGAACACTAGTGTGTCGGATATTCGACTACACATGACGGGTTCTCGACAGGACTTAAGTCCTTTGTTTGCAATGAGTTAGGTATGAGTGTCTTACCATCCCCATGTCGGAAATCTGTCACAATATTGTGGGCCTGAGCGAAATTACTAGGGATTTTGAATAGTTTGAACCCCTCGCGAACTGGCACGCGCGATGCTTTAGTATAGGTCAACGGCGCGGGCAAGAAAAAAGCGCCAGACACGAAAAACGGTCTTGACAAACGGCGCGAACCATGATAGACTGTTTTTCATTGAAGGGCAATTCCGCCCTAGACTGAGGTGAAATGATGCAGATAAAAATCGGCAAGTTCAGTTTTGCAATCCCCGAGGGACATCCGCAGGCAGGGGAGAAAATCGAAAAGAGTTTCGATTATCAGGTTTGCGAAACTGAGGCGGAAGCAACAACTGTTATCGCTGACAAAAAGTGGTCAGTTGTTGGCATGGTCAACGACAATCTCAAGGCGAATGCACGCAGCAATGCGTATCAGGCAGCCTTGCTTCCGTATCGTCCGTCGGAAGTTTCACCCGAGGATATTCGCGAACGCATGATTCGCGATTACATCCGCCTGGGAGTTGCGGAAGATATCGCGCGCAAGCAAGTCGAGGCATTGCTTGCAGCTACGGCGTCAACTCAGTAACACATAATGTAAGGGGAAGGACTGAATATCCTTCCCCTTACATTACCTCTATTAAAAAAATAATAGTAATACCCACCTAATCTCTCGCAACAATCCATAATTTCACAATAATAGTCTCGCGTAAACGCGAAGTCTTAATGTTCTCGTGCTAGTTTTATTATCAATATATTATTCAAGTTAATAATAATAGTGTATTGATTTAATATACCCTCCCTCCCTCCCCCATTGATACCCACCCAACCAGTGTCCTGTTGCGATGACAAGAGCCGCAAGAAGGTGCTTTTCTTATTTTTTTTTTTTTTTTTTTTTTTTTTTTTTTTTAACCCCACAAAAAAATTTCCATTTTTTTTTTTTTTTTTTTTTTTTTTATGGTGTGATTTATTGTTTGGGGTG